GTCTTATTGTTTATGTTCTTTTGCTTTTCGAACTCTTTAGTTTTCATTTTAACGGGTTCGTTATTAAGTAAGATTCGTTCGCTCAAAAGTAGTTGTTGAATATTTGAGTTAAATGATTCGTCTACCCAACCCGTATTAACTCGGTAGCTTATTGTTCCGTTAGTGTTGAAGGTTTGGCGTTGGTTTAATTCAGTATTCCACGAACCAAATAAACCCATAGTTTGCATTAAATTAAATTCGGTTGCCGTTGTAGATAAACTTTCGTAGGAGGCTTTGAACATAAATTCACGTTGCCACGCTCCGTACATATTTATAAAATCTATTGTAATTACATCGTACCTACATTCCTCTATTGGGTAGAAATTCGCTTCCCAAACAACCGACGCCCCTACCAAAACTTCTACTTTATTTCCCGTTAAATAGTAACTTGGATAAACACGATATAAGTTAAAAACGTCATCGGTTAGCACGCTATACGAATATGTTAAGCCCGTTTGAAATTGTGTGTATTTAATTGTTCTTCCCGTCCTTAAATAAGCCGTAAACGTACCCGATTGTTCTAATTGGTTAACTGCGGGGTTGTTGTTTGCGTCTACCCAGTAGTAGTAATCTTTTGGGTCTAAGTGTACGGGCATTATTCCAATATGCAAAGGGTTATATCCTTGGGAATAATAACCAAACCCATCAAACGCCCAATAAGTAGTAGTGTCTAATAAAACATAACCCGACAACGTTAACTTATAACGCTTTACGTCTACTTTAATGTAGTTGTCTACGTTCCATATTCCCGAATCCGTAGAATAATTTTGCGATACGGTATTGTGTTTAATTTGCTCCATTAAATACGGAGAAATATTATAGTAATTTTTTATGTCGTTGGAAGAAGGTATTAACTTTTCTAACGTGTAACTTGGCGAAGGTGGCGGGGTTGTTCCGTTTTGATATATAAATAATTCTATCTTACTTCCGCTTTGCCCTACTTCGTTTACTTCGATGATATACGGGCTTCGTGCAAATATTCTATTTATTGGCATAGTTCTTAAAATTTTCTTTCATTATCGTATCAAATAGCTCTTCGGATTCTAACCCGTAGGCTTCTATTAATTCGTTCGGTAAGTTCTTAAATGCTGCTTCAAAAGGTCGTGTAAAAAATAAACTCGGTTTTATTCCGTTTACAAATATGTAACGCGACAAAGCAAACTGCAAAGATTTTCGAGTTAAGAATTTTCCGCTTTTATCGCGTGGCGCTATTCCTTTTCTTACTATCCATTTATCGAAGGCCTTCGGGGGTGGTGCTTTGGTAGTGTAACTAAATTCCGTGTTATATTTTTTCCGTGTACCGCTTACCCCTTTGTCTTGGTAAAATCCGTATTCAGCCATTTCAAAAAAGAAACGAATTGAATTCGGCATTACCTTTACTTCAGCGCTTAAACTTTTACTTAAATTACCCGTGCTTTTTTTCTTGCGTAGGTTTGCCTTGCTTCGTTTAATTACGTAGTCCCTAAATTCTTCTAACGCTTTAAGTTGTAGTTCCTTATCCATTTAACAACGTGTCATATCGTTAGGGAAATCTACATCAAAGGTCATTGCCCAACCCGCTAAATAATTTTCAAAGCGTTCTATAAAAGGTTCGCACGTAGGCGCTCCGTTTAATTGGTATAGGTTATCCCATATATTCCCGTGTTTAAGCATTTCAAAAGCGCGGTTTAATATCGCAAGTTGAGTATTAAGTACGTCTATTTCGTTATCCGCAGTTTCGAACGTGTCGGGCGCTTCTTCTTTACGTTGGCTTACGTTATCCATAGCCATTAAAGTAACGTTCGCAGTCATTACGTTGTCGTTAAAAGTAACTTGGTTTACCATAACGTGAACCAGTGGAAAAATAGTTTGCTTACCTAAGTCCACGTTAAATATTGAACCTTGCGACACGGTGTTAACTAACGGGTCGCTGTTAAAGTGGGTTCTTAGTTGGTCTAATAAAGAATAGTATCCGTTCATTTATAACTTTTTTTAATTTCCATTAATTCGATTTCGTTCTTTTCTGCTTCGAATGTGAGATAGGTAAGACATTTATATAATCCGTATTTAGTAACTTCGTCGTACTTTGTAAGGTCTCCCTTAGCGAGTCCATAGATTGAACTATACCACCCCCACTTTTTTCCGAATTGAGTTCGTGCGCTAAAGTCGCTTGTTCGTTCGCGCTCATCGTCTTCAGTTCCTTCTCTAAATAGTTTAGGGTAGCGCTTAACAACTCGCTTCCTAAAGTCCAAAAAAAAACCGAAGCGGAAATAGCTACGTCCATTGGCGCGTACTGCATTAGTTCCGCGTATTCGCCCGCTCCGTTGTATTCGATTATTTCGTATTTATCTTTGTTCCGTATTTTAATAGGCCTATACATTACCGCCATAGCCTTATGGAAGTCTTCCCACTTCGCCAAGTAGTTATCTAAGTCTACGTATTCGCCGAAACTTATATTCTCTAAATCAGTAATAAACCCGTATTCGATTTCCCCTATCTTAAACGTTGGTTTGAACTTTGGCTTTTCTGCGAATATATTTGTAAAGTGTAAGATAAGTTCGTTAACGCTTGTTAGTTTCATTTTAACAACGTCCTTTAACTGAATACCGCAAAAGATTTCAATCATTTTCTGCGCTATAAATTCTTCGTCGTTGGACGATTGCTGCAACTTTAGGAACTTTTGATAATTCACTAAAGGTATTTCACTAATTGAACTTGGAACGTTTATTTCTAACTTCATATACTTATAATTATTTATTCGTGTTTTTGTAATTCACAACGTACTCGTGTGCTTTAATTAGCATATCAAAGTGAGCCGTAAATCTTTGCATATTGTTAAAAACTATTTGAACCCGTTTGCCAGTACGTTCGTAAATATATTCCTCAACGCGAGAAATCATTACTTGCATATCGTTTGTTTTATCGTATTGCATAGCTCCCGTAGTTTGAGCCTATTCCGAGCGTTTCCATTTCGTGGTATCTAAACGCGTCGATAGCGTGGTTATTAAAATCAATAGGCTTGTTTAGGCGGTTGCCTTGCTTGTCCGTGTCCCAAACATACGAGCGTAATTCTTTAATTAAATTACCGCTATTCGAAGTAACTAAGTATTCGTTACGCTGCATTACGTCTATTCCGTAGTTAATTGAATCCTTACCTTTAGTTACTCCTTTAATCGTTACCCCGAATCGTTTAATTTCGTCTATTGATTTCGGTTCGGAAGAATCCGCGTATACGGGTACGTGTTTTGGTAGAAGTTTTGCGATGTCGCTATTTAGTAAGCCTGTTTGGTATGCTAACTCGTTAACTATTCGTTGCCCGTTGTAATTGTATATTTCTATTATCGCGGTCGGGTCGTTCGTATAACCAAAGTCCAAGCCTATCCCTAACAACTTCGCTTCTTTTGGTATCGTGTCTATTGTTTTCCAATTACTGAATACAACGCCTTCAAGCATTCCTAATTGACCTTCGCCGTAAACCTTCCACCAGTTAGCCCAATAACTTGAAGTCTTCGCCTTTTCTTTGTTCTTTTCTATTTGGTCTATAATACTTTGGTCTAAGGCTTCGTTATCCTTGTATGTTAAAATAAGAAAATCCGAATCGGGTTCGTTCTTTAATTCCTTATGTACCCAAAATTCGTTAGACGGGTTAAAATCTAAGTAAACTTCCTTCCGTGTTCGAATAGCTAACTCGTTATAAGAATCGAAGGTTACGTTATTACATTCGTTGATATAAAGAATGTCGCGCCTTGCTCCACGTAGTTTACTCGAATCATCTGCGCTAAAAAATTCTATTACGCTTCCGTTTGCGAACTCATAACGTAAAAGAGACTTGTTAAACCTATCTTCGAAAAAACGTCCCGTCCATTTCATTATCTTTAGAAAATCTTTGAGCGCACCCCGTCTTAAATGGGGTATAGTTTCCGCCACTACGCTTATTTCGATTCCTTCGTGTCTTGCGGCTTTGTCAATTAATACGGGTAGAATCCCAAACGTTTTACCCGCTGAAGTTCCA